TCTTCTTGTATTTGTTCTTCACTTTTAATTAAACCATTCATATCAATACCATGACCAGTACCTAGGCGTTTTATAAGATCACCAAATTCTACTCGTTGTATTGTTTCAGGATTAATCTGAGCAAGAGACATTACATCTTGTAAAAATCCTCTCAACTTGTTTAAATCATGCCCTCTTCCAAGTGCTTCTACACCAGTAATTATAACTGGCGTTACGTTTTCTTTAGGAAGCTTTGGAAGCTTGCGCTCTTTTGTTAATCTATCCATGATCTGATTTACTAAAGGTAATTGTAATTCTTGAGATAGAACACTGTAAACACCACCAAGCGCACCTTCAATTTGTTCTTGAAGATATCTTATTTCAGTGGCTGTAACTCTTTCAGCGTCTCTTTGAACAGCTTCGTGTAATAGAAAAGCGTAACTTAATCTTTCTTCTATACGCCCTACAGCTTCCATTACAACTCGCATATCATTAAATTTTTCTGTTTGTAAACTGTGTACGTCATCAGGTGACCCTGTTATAACTGCACCGTTTTCAGCCGATGCTAAATCTTTTTTACGTGTTGTTGCATTAGGTTTAACTAAGAAAACTACTTTAGAACTCGCCGCTGCGCTTTCTACCATAGCTCTCATTAAGCCTTCTAATGATGTTAGATCACCTAAATATTCATCTACAAAAGACCTACCATAAGATTCATGGTCTACACTTATCATTCTTAAATGTATCCAAGGTAATAATTCTAAAGGATATTCTCCCTCAGATCCTTCTACTAAAACGCCACCTGCTTCTTGATGAACATAATATTTATCACCTGTTCTATATATACATGTATAAACATCAACATCATCAGTAGCTTCTAGTTTATATTCAGGATGATCTTCTGGTAAGGATTGTCTAGCTACAACTTCCTTTGTAATCATTTTTAATATTGAGCCGTCAGGCGCACGTTGTACTACAAATTGATTTAAAGCAAAAACTCTAACCCCACCTTCAGGAGGGAAAAATAAACATACATTACCTGATACAATTAAATGTTTTAAAGCTTCCCAAATTGATGGTCTTAATGCTTTGTTTTCTATTTCTTTAGTAACGCTTCTTTCATATTCTGCTAATGATTTTTCTACTTCTGCTTTTACACCTGCTTGTTCAGACATTTCTCGTTCTGTTCCAATGCTTCTGAAGGTATAAGTGCAGGTAAAGTTAACTCAGAACAGTCTCTGGCTCTATCCAGATAAACCCTTCGGTCTTCCGCCATTTTTGTATACTTTGCTGCTAATGATCCTGTTTGCATAACTAAACCTTTAAGTTGGGATATTTAATCCAGAAGTACTGCCTGTACCGCCTATAGACATATCTGTACGTAATGCTTTTTTACCTTTTCTTGGTTTTGGGTCGTCTGCTGTATACGTTTTGTCTACCATTTTTGGTGGTTTTACAGGTTCAGGTGCAGGAGGAGGGGGTGGAGGACTGCTTTTACTTGCCATACACATAGTTTATTCTCCTAAAATGTTGTTGTGAGAACGGTCTAAAAGCTCTTTTAACCAGTTTACCACTGATCTTTGTCCAGATTTAAACCAAATCTCGTTGATTTCCATTGATAAATCCGCACATTTTTCAGGAAAAGTTTCATCTAAAAGTTTAATTGTTTCTTCTGCGGAAATAGGTAAAGTAATATAAGAAAAAAAAGCCCTGCAAACACAAGGAATGCAAGGCTTTATAAATTTATTATTTTATTGGACATGCTCCAGTAGCACAATCGTCTTCAATTATTTCATCAAATGAGTTAGCACCACTTAAATCACCTACTGGTTTTAAAGATTTTACATAAGAATTATATTTTTCTTTTGTTACTACTTCTTGAGGTAGGTATAGATACCCTAAATCTTCAGCAGATTTACTAGGGTCATTACGATATATAAAAGAAACACCTACATAATATTCCCAATTGTCTAAAATCCACGCAACAATATCGTCTACTTCAGAAGAATCATAGCTAATAGTAACACTACAATTATGTTTATCTACATAATTTTTCATAATCCATTTATATCTTTCTAGTTGTTCTATAGCTGT